TCGCCGATAGTTCGGAACCGAAGTCCATTGAAGAAATATACCGCATGGGTTGGAACATAAAGCCAACGATCAAAGGGTCAATCAATATCGGCATTGACATCATCCGCCGGTATAAACTACACGCGACGGAATCGAGTTTCAACCTCATCAAAGAGTTGAGAAATTACAAGTATATCGAGGACAAAAATGGGGTCATGACAAATCGGCCCGTGGACAATTTCAATCACGCGTTGGATGCGCTCAGATATTCGGTGGTGAACAAGATTTCCAAGAGTCATTTGGGCCGGTACTCTTTCCGATAAAATACACCAAACCAAGAAAATATATTTACGATTATGTGGGACAAATTAAATGTTGGTCAATTCATTACCCTATACGACATCGAGATGAATGTCAATCTCAACATCATTGAAAAACAACAAAAGATGTTGTCGGTGATTGAGGGGAAAAATGAGCGCGATTATGACAATTACAAATATCGAGACCTAATCCATGAGTATGGAGAAAAGTTGTCCTTCTTCAATAATATACCGGAGGCCAAGCCGGTTGACTTCTTGCAAGTTGGGGATAATCGATATAAGTTTTGTCACGAAATTAATGAGATCACGGCCGGTCAATATATCGACATCCTTTCATTTAGTGGGGAGATAATGCAATTAAACAAGACCGCCGCTTGTTTCTTCCTTCCAATGAAGGGGAAGAAGTATCAAGGATATGGGGTGGTCCCCCATGATGTCGTTGCCGATGATTTGCTCAATGCAAATTTCCTCGATGTTTATGGTTGTATGCTTTTTTTTTGTCAATTATTCAACGAATTAATCGAAACTATCATAACCTATTCACCGGAGAACAAAGTGTTGATGGAGAAGGCAGCCCATTTATGGCGCGTTGGGGGTGGGTCTTTCAAACCAAACAAGTGGCGGATTTCAACAACATAAAAGTCAACGAGGCTTATGACTTGCGAGTGATTGAATATTTGAATTGCTTGGCCTATTTAAAAGATTATAACAAACACAAAGATTTCGAATATAAAAAATGGGAGTTTCAAGCCAGAGCGAAGTAGACACAATAACCATCGGAGGAAGAAGGAAGAGATCGGGTGAGTATATCCTCGATGTCGAGAATATGCTCGTGACAAACGTCAAGGAGGCGATGCTCAAATTGGGTGGAAACATTGTCAAAAACCTTGAGAGAAATTCTCCGGATGACAAAGGCCGTTTAAAAGATTCATATGATGTCATTGGAGTCGTTGAAACGAAGACCGGATATCGTTTGGAGATTTCGGTTGGTGCCGAGTATTCGGATTTCATTGACAAGGGTGTTCGAGGTGTAATGCAAAACATCAAAAACAAAAAGACTTATCCCAACGCGAAAGGTGAATACTATCAATTCGAAACCTATTTCATGCCGGTCAAAGCATTGACCGAATTGGAAGGTTGGATGAAGCGAAAGAACATGGAGATCGAAGCCACCAACCTAATCGAGGGCCGGCAAATGTTGCCTCAAATTTCAAGTAGTGCGAAACGGATGGCATATTATATCAAGAAGTACGGAATCGAGGGTCGTCAATTCATCAAGAAATCTATTGATGAGGCCACTCCGGATTTCAACATTGACATCAAAGAGATTGGATTTAATTCCCTAATTTTAAAAGTAAGCAAATGATCACACTCGTCGAGCCAAGCATTGACATCCTTCCGGCATTTAACCGGATCAACTATTTGATAAGTAGTACCAATGCGGATCAATCCGGATTCAAGTACGTTGTGAGGGTTTACAACGATTCGGATGAATTAATCACTCAAGCGTTTTATGACTCTCCGGCTAATCCATCCGATGAGGTTGAATTCGATGTGAGTAAGTTTGTCTCGGTCAACTTCCAATACACGGACGGCTTTTATCAAGTCGAGACATTCCTAAACCGAACCAACACGATCAAAGGGTATTATCTCAAGTGTTACGAATATTATGAGGTTGGTGGAGTGTTCGAGATCGTGGAGGAATCCGAGGTTGTGAGCGCCACCAAATACGCTTTGGCGGCTTCTTTGCCTTTGCTCGAGTTGGATAATTGGTATGAGGATTTGGAAAAGTATACCGGCGAAAATAATACAATATATAAACCATTGACCGATTGGAGTACAATCAAAGCAAGGGAAACGGATGCGCAAATATTTGCCTTTATTAATACCGGACTTTTTGTCAATTGTGAATTGTTCGTGACCTATCAAAATGGAACGGATCAAACTTACTATATTACACCAACGCCAACACCGCCAACAATTACACCTTGCGTGACTTATATAAAAGTCACTCCAATGACATATGGCTCAAACGTGGAAAATATTCAACTCTTTGTGAATTGGAATAACGGATCGACAAGACGTTCAAAGTTTGCCACGATATTCACTCAAGTTTGCGGTCGATTTGATCCGATGCGCTTGGCATATCTCAACAAATTCGGAGCGTTTGATTTCTTCAATTTTGATCTTGTAAGCAAGACCACATTCGAGACCGAGCGAAAGAGATATGAACGGAACTATACCGGAAGCATATACGAGGCCAACGGCATAATCGTCAAGAACATCAATCCGATATACTACACAAAGGAAACTCAAAAGTGGAGGATCACATCGGATTATTTGAACAACGCCCAAGCGGAAACCTTGCGTGAATTGTATTCCTCTCCACTCGTTTACATGAATTTGGTCAACGATAATTATATCAACTTTTCATGGATTCCGGTAATGCCAACGGCGACTTCTTATGAGGTTAAAAAGACCGCGATTGATAAAGTATTCAATATTGAGTTGGACCTTGAAATTGGCCTTATAAACCCTCGTCAAGTAATATGAGCGCGCGCCTATTTATCGAGGGATTCGAAGCGGATACCCTCGGCGATATTGATGTTGAATTCACCTTTTCGGTTGCGGACATAAGCGACATCGAGAGGAGAAATACTTCGTTCTCAAAGACGTTGACTTTACCATCAACGCCAAGAAACCAACAACTCTTTGGAAACATCTTTGACATCTCGGTCTCAAATGATATTCTCGCCGGACCCAACATCGGGCAAAATTTCAATCCGGCAAAACAAGCACAATCCCAAATCCTATTGGACAACGTCAAGATTTTTGACGGCGTTTTGAGGTTGAGCAAAATCAACAATAAGGAGGGCGAAATCACATATGAGGTCAATATGTTTGGAAGGCTTCGTGACATCCTCCACGAACTCGGGGACTTCACTCTTGCCGATCTTGACTTTGATGATTATGATCACACATGGAATCAAGCAAACATTGAGGCGAGTTGGAATCGTATTGAGTACGAAGAGGGCGCGCAAAATTATGTTTATCCCTTGGTTGACTACGGGTATTCGGTTGACATGAATACCTTCCCAATCCGTAATTTCAAGCCGGCGGTTTTTGTGAGCGAAATCCTCAAGCGGATTTTTGACTTTGCACAATTCCAAATTGTGGCACCGATATTTGATAATTTCTATTTCCGGAAATCAATCTTGGTGACCGCCGAAAAAACGATCACAAGGTTGGTGAGTACATTGCTCAACCAAACCAATACGCTCAATATTGATGACGTCACAACCGACACAACATATTCTCACTTTTTGGATTTTACAAATGTGGAGGCATCCGGATTCACAATCAATCCGGCCGGCACAAGATTCACATGGAACAAAGCGCAAGACCTAAACACCGGACTCAACTTCATTGGTCGGGTAAGTTTTACGGCTTTGCAAGCGCCGCGTAATAATGTATTCACGATGAGAATACTTCGTAATTCAATTGAGATTTTTTACGATAGTTTCAACGTTGATTTTGTTTCCGTTGGGCAATCCGTTTCGTGGGACATTGACATAAGTGGTGGCGTGTTGCTTAAAAAAGACGACTTCTTTGAGGTCGAACTTACCGGTGAAATTGCCGGCGGTGGTGGCTTTGGTTCCGACTTGCAAACAAGAGTGATTATCACTCCATTTGGATCGCTAAAAATAGGGAACACTGTGCCAACCGCCGTCGAGGTCGAGGAAGGTGATGTGATGAAAATCAATTACACCATGCCAAAGTCAATGAAGATGAGAGACTTCTTGAAAAGCACGATCTCGATGTACAATCTTTATGTGACTCAAAATCGGCTTCAAACAAGCATTCTCGAAATTGACCCATACAACGAGTTTTTCAAAACGTTCAAGGATCAAGCGCTTGATTGGAGTGATAAACTTGACCAATCTCAAGACATTCAAATCACACCATTGAGCGAATTGTCGGCGAAGGAATACCGCTTGAAATTTGACGATGATGCGGACTATTGGTCCCAATTCTATTCGACAAAATTCAACCTCGGATATGGTGAAAAGCGCCACATCATTGACAATGATTTCGTCCTTGATACCAAGAGCGTTGGCGTTGTCTTTGCTCCTCCGGTACTACGCGAGGAGGTTGCCGGACAAATCATGATCCACCTTTACAAGGTCCAAAACAACGTCAAGATTCCGGACAACTTCAAGCCGAGGGTGGTGTACTATCAACCAAACACACCTTGTCCAACACCTTGGAAAATAAAGTATGCGAATCCAACTCCGGTGACCTATACAACCTATCCTTATGCGGGCCATTTGGATAGTGTTGTCGAGCCATCGGTTGACTTGCTATTTGGCAAGCCGGAAGAGGTATATTTTTCAATTGGTTTATACCCAAATACCAACTTATATTCAAGGTATTATGATCAATTGATCACCTCAATTGGGGATCGCAATTCTCGACTTCTCGAGGGATATTTCTACTTGACACCAACGGACATTTCCAACTTGGATTTCCGGAGAATTATCAAAGTGGGGAATCACTTCTTTCAATTGCAAAAGGTCGACAAGTACAATCCAATATCAAATGGATTGAGTTACGTTTCATTATTCAAAATCCTTGGTAATCTCGAGCCTCAAGACTTTGATTTTATCCTATTGGAGAATGATGCATTTATGTTACAAGAAAACGGAGTGAGCAAGTTTTATATTTAAAATCATGGCGGACAAAAGGATTAGTCAATTAGTAGAGCGCACCGACATTGCAAACAATGACGTCGTTCCAATAGTAGCGAGCGGAGCAAGCACAACAAACAAGGCAACCATCTCGAGCATTCAAACATATATGCAAGAGAATCTTGACGTGGGCGTGACCTCGGTTGGAATAACTCTTGGGAGTTCGGGTACCGACGTCAACGTCACCGGATCACCAATCACGACGTCCGGAAATATCACCATTAATATACCGACGGCAAGCGCCACAAATCGTGGTCTTTTGTCATCGGCCGATTGGTCCACATTTAACGGGAAACAAAACTCAATCACGTTAACAACGACCGGAACAAGTGGCCCATCGACATTGATTGGGAGTACCTTAAATATTCCAAATTACACAACCGACTTGAGCGGATACGTTACTCTTGGAACGGCTCAAACCATCACGGCACAAAAGACCTTCACCACATCGGGAAGTTCGGACACCATGATCATATCACACGGGAGTGGAAGCGGCTTCGCTTTGGATGTAATCAAGGCCGGCAATGGAGAAGCCATCCGAGTAAACAAGACAAGCGGAACCGGAAACGCGATGACCATCATTGGTGGGAATTTTGAAGCGCCTACAATTGTAAAAACCGGCGGTACTTCCACTCAATTTTTGAAGGCCGACGGGAGTGTTGATTCAAGTACTTATTTAACGACTTCGGGTGCCGCTTCCGTTTATGTTCCTTACACGGGCGCAACAACAAGCGTGGATTTGGGGGACAATGTTTTGACTTCCGGAGGTTTAAATATTGATAATCTTGGAGGTAGTGGAGGCGCTTTGAATTTAAGACAAGCGACAAGTTTTAGTTTATGGAGTGGGGCGCCATATACGTCAATTTATGCGACGACGGGAAACAACCTAATCATCAATTTTTCAAATGATAATAGAAGAATCACGTTGAATGGTTCTATTGTTTCGGCATCAACACCAAGAACATTCACTTTTCCGGATGCGACCGGAACTTTGGCTTTGACTTCAGACTTGGGCGGATACCTTCCTTTGGCGGGTGGTATTTTGACCGGTGGTTTGTTTGGAACAACCGCGCAATTTAGCGGTGATATTCAAAGCGGAACGAGGTTGATTGCTTCGGCCACAAGTCAATCAATTATTTTGACTCCAAATAGTGGAGGCACTACAAACCGAATTGAGGGCGTTGGGACTTTGCCTTTGGCTTTGGTTTCCGGCGCTTCAATTACACTTGCCGCCGGAGGTACCACGCCTCAAATCACTTTGGCAACAAATGGCGCGGTGACTTTGACCGGTGCTTTGAGTGGAACAAGTGCGACGATGAGCGGTTTAGTAACGGGTGGAACGGGTCTAAGGGCTACGGGTGGAACTGATGCGGGGTCACAATTATCTCTCTTTGCTAATGGAAGCGGAAATACTTTTATTGCTGGTTTTGATATCAATTTCAATACTGGTTCAAATAATGCAAGGACTACTTGTCTAACCCTATCAACCACCGGAGCGGCGACATTTACCCAAGCGGATGCCGTACCGGTGACAGTTGTAAGAACAACAGCAAATTCAAATGTTGGAATAAGGTATCAAAACAATACAACATCATGGTACGCGGGTCAGGCTTCAGATGGAACATTTGCAATTTCTTACGATGCGGCTAACTTATCCGCGGGTCAATTCAAATTAACCTCCACCGGCGCGGCTACCTTCTCAAGTGATGTCAATGCCGGAACCGGATTTCAAGGTAGGTATACAAGAATCTTTGAGGCATCGGCACAAAGGGGCGGATTATATCCTTATAACATTATTTCGGGAGCGGGTACGGATTATAGCATAGGTTTATTTTCTGAAAGTTCTTTATGGTTTGCGGCCGGTGGCGGTGTTACTAAGCATTTGACAATAGCCTCAACGGGTGCGGCTACCTTCTCAAATAATGTCACGGCAAATGGATTCCTTTCAAGTAATGACAGATTATATATGCCAGGAAATCGTCCTATTTCGGATTGGTTTTCAGGGAGTTTAACGGCGGGGTATAGTCAAACAAATGGTTATGGTTGGGTAAACGGAGCGGGAAATTTAGTTCTTGGAACTGATGGTGTAGAAGGAATGCGAATCACTTCGTCGAGAAGAATAGGAATAGGCTACACTCCAACGAACACAAGATTAGGAGTATTAAGCGAAGTAAAAGAATCTCAGACGGCAGTTTTAGGAAACGCAAATGACCAAGGTCGAGCGCAAAAATTTACATTTGTAAGGCACTTGCCTGTTGTTTCCGTTGGCAATGTTTTAATTATTCCATTTATTAGTCAAGGGAGTTTGAACTCAAATAGTATTGTGCGAGTAATGGGTCATTCGGCAAGATTTAACACGGCGCAACCTTTGGGATTTATTGTGGAATTTGCCGTTGGTCATTTGACAAATTTATCTTCATTATCAGTTTATACTTCTCATGGTGTTTCCGCTGTAAGTGCGAATGGAATGAATGTTGAAATTTCTTTTGGTTCTACCTTTCAAGGTGCCGTTTCAAATGGTATGTATGTGACCATAGAATATATGACAAATGAGGTATCTTATTCCATAGACTTAAATAATGTAAGATTAAACTAATAAAAAAAAATGAAACAAATTGAAGCAGTAAATATTTGGAAAAACGGAGAAAGCCAAAAGGCAAACATTTTGGTCGCATCTATTGAATACGACAATCTTCAAAGCGCTTGTTCTTTCTTTTATCAACTTCGTAGTAGTGTAGAAGGTACGGAGGAAATGCCTTTAATTATTAGTCAAGAACTTACAAGTGGATCGGTATCTCTAAGTGGAGACGAATACCTTGAATGGGATGGATCGAATGATTACGCTTATGATTATATTGCAAATAAATTAAACCTAACAATCAAATGAAAATCACATTAAACGAGGAACAAATCAAAATGTTGGAAGCATGGGCGCAAGAGTTGCCCACAAAGTACGGGATGTCATTCATTCAATTCTTGGCTCAACAAGTTCAAGAGCAAAATCCCAAGGAGGAAACAATCGCGGAATAGTAAAGACGGGGAATCAAAACGATTCCCCGAAATTTTAAAACACACCACCAATGGCCGAAGAAAATAAGATCATACTCGACGCGGACGTCAAACCCTTAAAGAAACAACTAAGGGAAGCAACACTTGAACTCCAAGCGGCCCGTCAAAAATTCGGCGAGTTATCGGATGAGGCCGTACTTGCCGCGCAAAACGTTGCAAATATTCGGGACGAAATACAAGCCGCGAATGAGGCGGCTCAATTATTTGATCCAGGGGCAAGGTTTCAAGCATTAACCAACGCCGCAAGTACGGCGGCCGGAGGCATTGCCGCGGCCCAAGGCGCTTTGGCTTTGTTCGGTGGAGAAAGTGAGGACGTCGAGAAAGCACTCTTGAAAGTCCAATCCGCAATGGCTTTGTCTCAAGGCCTTTCTCAATTGAAAGATATTGGAAAAGTTGGTGATGAATTAATACTTAGTTTCAAAGGACTTACCGCCGGCGCAAACGGATTCAAGAAAGCATTGATCTCCACCGGTATCGGTGCATTGGTTGTCGCGGTTGGCTTGCTTGTTGCCTATTGGGAGGACATCGTCGCCTTGGTGGGTGGTGTAAGCAAGGAACAAAAAGACTTGAACATGGCCACTCAAAAAGACCTTGAGGCCAATCAAGAAAAACTCGAGGCGATTGACGGCCAAACCAATCAACTCAAACTTCAAGGCAAAAGCGAGGAGGAAATCCTCCAATTAAAAATGGACCAAACGGCCGAGGCAATCCAAGCGGCCAAGGTCAACTTGGCAAATGCCAACGCAACAAAGACCGCTCAAGTTGAGGCCGCACAAAGAAACCAAGCGATCCTTGCCGGCATCTTGAAATTCATGTCATTCCCTTTGACCGCGATCTTGGGAAGCATCGATTTGATTAGTGCGGGATTGAAAGAACTCGGTGTTTTGGAGGAGTCAACCAATCTCCTTGACGATAGCACGAAATACTTGGCATCATTTGTATTTGATCCGGAAGCGGTCGGAGCGGAAGGAGACAAAACCATCAAGGAGGCGGAAGCGGTTTTGAATTCTTTGGAGGAACAACAAGCCGGATATCAATTGTCCGTTTTGGATTCTCAAAAGGCGGCCGGAGAAAAGGCAAGCGCGGAGCGAGAGAAACAAGCCAAAGCGGAAGAGGCGGCATTGGCCGTTTTGCAAGAGGCAAAAAACAAGATGCTTGATAAACAAGCGCAAGAAGAACTTGCGATCAATGAAGCATACAAGGCAAAACAAAAAGTACTTGATGAGGCATCGATCAAGGATGATGGAAGTCTTGAGAAAGCGAGACAAAGTGAGATTCAAGCGGTCAAAGATAAGTATCAAAAAGAGGAGGCCGAGAGAAGTCGGGAGGCACAAATTAAATTGAATGAAATCTTGACCCAAACAAGACTTGACGGAATCAAAGATGAAAACGTCAAAGCGAGGGAGCAAATTTTACTTGAATTTCAAGCGGAAAGGGATGCCGTATTAAACAACGAGAAATTAAAATCGGAGGAGAAAACGGCTTTATTGTTGGCGCTAAAAACTCAAGAAGATCAAGCGTTGAAAACATTGCAAAAAACAATTGATGAGGCGGATGCAATCAAGGAACTTGAGAAGTTGGATGCGCAAATGTTAAAAGACGAAAATGATTTCAATACTCAAAGAACACTACTTGATCAAAAACTTGACTTGTTGGAACAATATCACAAAGCCGGAAAGATATCCGACGATGAATATACCGCCGGAGTATTGGCGAATTCCAACGCGAGAAAAGAGATCGACAAATTAGAAAACCAAGCGAAGGTCCAAAATGCGGAAGTGGCTTCACAATTGTTGGGGACAGTTTCGGATTTGGTTGGAAAGAATACCGCCGCCGGTAAAGCGACGGCAATCGCCTCCACAACTATTGACACATATCTTGGCGCTCAAAAGGCGTACGCATCTCAACTCATTGTCGGTGATCCTTCGTCTCCAATTCGAGCCGCAATCGCCGCGGCAATCGCAATCGCCGGAGGTATTAAGAACGTGAGAGCAATCGCGAGGACTCCAGTTCCAGGGGGTGGGGGTGGTGCCTCGGTACCATCGGTTTCGGCCGCGGCTCCGGCCGTTGCTCCGGCGGTGCCAACCTTGGGCAATAGTCCGGTGACCGCACTCGGGACAATGATGCAAAACCAACCTCCACTCAAGGCGTACGTTGTGGAAAGCGAAGTGACCAACTCCCAAAAGAGGGTGGCCGATATTGAACGAAGAGCCGGATTTTAATACTTAAAGACATGAAGGATCAAATACCTATTTACAAGATGTTGATCTCCGACGATATTGACGGAGAAGAGGAGGTTGACTTTGTCGCCTTGGTGGAATCACCGGCGATTCAACGCAACTTTCTTGCGTTTTCCGAACAATTCGTGGAGCCAAATCAAGGAGAAAGAAAAGAGGACTTTATGCCAAGGTGCATCGAGTACATGATCAACGAAGGAAAAGAATCCGAACAAGCGGTTGCAATTTGCTCGAGCCAATGGGAAGGCAAATTTGAAGATCAATCCTTTAATGATTACCCACAAAGCGCAAAGGATAACGCCGAGCGCGGCATCCGGTTGAATGAGGCGATTGGCAATAAGTGCGCCACGCAAGTGGGAAAAGTTCGAGCGACCCAAATCATGAAGGGAGAAAACCTTTCGATGGAAACGATCCGCAGGACTTACTCATATTTAAGCCGAGCGGCGGAGTATTATAATCCGGATGATACCGAGGCTTGTGGGACCATTTCATATTTGCTTTGGGGCGGTGAGCCGATGTTGAGATGGGCGGAAAGCAAGATGAAACAAATGGAATTCAAAGCACACCTCTCCTTTTCCGTACAAGACGAAGATCAAAGAATTGTCTCCGGTCCTTTAATGATCGCCGATTTGCCGATATACCGGAGGGATGAGGATGGCGAATATTACGTGACATTTAGTTCGGACGAAATCAAAAAGATCGTTCAACGATTCTTCAAGAAAGGGTACCAAGCAAAGGTCAACATCGAACACGGAAAGAAAGCCGACGGGATTTATATGTTTGAATCATATATTATCGACCGAGAGCGCGGAGTCAATCCACCGAAAGGATTTGAGGACGTGGCAAATGGCTCATGGTTCGGATCATTCAAAGTGGAGAATGAATCTCTTTGGAAAAAAGTCAAAGATGGTACGTTCAAAGGTTTCTCCGTTGAGGGTTTATTCAAGTACGAAAAGACCGGAGATGTGTTGACCAAGGACGAAGAGATCATGTCCCAAATTTTCAAAATTCTTTCTCAAATTGAACAAAAATAGTCAACCAAATATTTACAATTATGAACGCAAAAGAAGCACTCACAGAAATCAAAAAATTGCTTTTCACGGAAGCAAACAAAAAAGCGTCTTTCGCTATGGTGGAAGGCGTTTTGATCGATGGTACTAAGGTATCATATGATCTCGAGACGTCCGAAATCTATGTGATCGGAGAAGATGGCGAACTTATTCCCGCACCAATTGGAGAGCATACCTTGGAGACCGGAGAAGTCGTTGTGGTGACCGAAGCGGGTAAGATCGCCGAGGTAAAAAGCGGAGAAGCCGCGAAAGTAGAAATCGAAATTGAAGCATCCGAAGAGGTGCCAATCGAAGAGCCAAAGAAAGACGAGGCAATGGCCAAGTTTGAAGAGGTAATGGGCGCACTTGAAAAGAAAGTTGAAGAACTTTCCGCAAAGGTGAAAGCAATGGAAGAGAAAGCGGCCGATGTAAAGGAAGCGGTGAAGTTGTCCGCTCAAGTAATCGAGTCACTTGCAAAGGAGCCAAGCGATAAAGCAATCACGGCACCGAATCAATTTGCAAAGCAATTAAAAACAGAGAAAAACGAAAGTTTCAACAACCTTCAAAAAGCATTTCAATCACTAAAAAAATAACAAAATGGCACTAGACTTAACCGGTTTAACTAACTACGTAAAGGAGAACGAACTTCAACTTACTTCCGCGGCGATCTTCTCCGCAAAAACTGCATCTCTTATCGAGGCGCAAGGAAACGTTCAAGTGGGTATCAAATCCTCCGAGACAATCAACATCATGACCACCGATGCGGTGTTCCAAGCGGGAGGAACTTGCGGTTTCTCTTCAAGCGGAACGACTTCAATCACTCAAAGAGTATTGACAGTTGGCAAGATCAAAGTACAAGAATCAATTTGCCCAAAGGCTTTCGAAGCGAAGTATACTCAAAAGGCTTTGAGAGAGGGTTCAACTTACGATTACATGGCATATGGAGCCGAGTATTCCGCTCAAAAGGTGGAGAGAATTGGAGCCGCTTTGGAAACCGCAATTTGGCAAGGTGACACCGCTTCCGAAAACGCTCAATTGAACAAGTTCATGGGATTCGGAACAATCATCAACGCCCTTGGTTTTGGTGGTGCCGGTGATCCTATCAACGGAAACTCCGCTCAAGTAACTACCTTGACCACTTCAAACGTGATCGCGGTTGTTGATGCGGTATTCGCCGCACTTCCTCCGGCTTTGTTGGACAAGCAAGACGTCGTGATCTTCTGCGGAAACGACACTTTCCGCGAGTACGTAATCGCCTTGAGAAATCAAAACCTTTTCCATTATCCGGTTGATGCCGCAAACATGGAATTGATCGTCCCTGGAACCAACGTCAAGTTGATCGGCGTAAATGGTTTGAATGGCACCGACTACTTGGTTGGATTGTCAATGTCAAATATGTACCTCGGAACCGACCTTTTGAACGAGCAAGATCGTTTCGAATTGTTCTACGCAAAAGAGGCGGACGAAATGAGATTTGTTGTTGAGTTCAAGATGGGCGTTCAACTTGCCTTCCCTGACGAAGTAGTGTTCTGGAAGAAGTACGTTGC